ACTTGCCGTAATCAGTATCAAGTTTGTAAAAATGGTACTTGTCATGCAGAGTTTTTCTCAGCCACTTAATGGCTGTCGGGCAGTTATGTCTCTGACCGCTCCACAAATTGTGATTTTTAGCAAATCTCTGTGAATTGGCTCCAAACTTGCCATCTTCTTTCAGTGCATCAGCTCCTTTGAGGTCGAAGCCTACATTCATAGCGTGCTGCCATTTTCTTACATTATCATTGTCGAGGTAATATTCCTCATTGCCTTTCCAAGCGTTATTCTTTGCCGGAGTTGCTATTGGTGTCGGAGTTGCTGTTGGTGCCGGATTATTCTCTATTCCGTCGCCCTTGTCAAGCTCAATATAGAATAAGTTAGCGTCAGTGCTGTTATTCAGACCGCTACAAGTAAATGCGCTCGAATACTGCCAGCCATACAGAGGATGTTGAATAACAGGCTTCTTGGCACTGTTAGGCTCATCACCAATAGACATTCCCTTAGTTGATGGATAGCGCGCTATCCAAAACGGACAATTAATCTGATTTGCGTATGGCGCAATGTACTGATTGTAAAAGCTAAGCCCTGTGTATACACCAAAATTAAGCCCAACGCTCTTGATAACACTCTGATATGTGTTGATAATATCAATAAGTGTCTGTCCAAGTCCTTGCTGGCACTTATCCTCAACATCTAACCAAACAAAAGTTTTTCTTCCGTTAAGTACCTCAATCACTCTCTGTGCGTCTGTCTTTGCCTTGTCTACTGTTGTAGCGTATGAGTAGTTATAAACACCTTGTATTGGCATTCCTACATCAGTACAGCCTTTCCAGTTCGCTTCAAAGGTTTTATCTGGATTAAGGTCTCTGCGGATTATTTTAAGGATTGCAAATTGCACTCCAGCCCACTTAACCTTACTCCAGTCAATATTCCCTTGATATGACGATACGTCAATTCCTTTATATGCCATATTCTCACCTCATTAATCAGGACTTTCAGGCAGTCCCGACTGTCTTAATACGTTGATTCGTTGCTTCATTTCATAAACGGCTATTTCCTCATTGGACTCCTTGTATTTAGGCTCGTTGTCTTTTGAGTACTGCTTATTTAACGATTTTTCAATGTATTTCGCTCTTGCTTTATTGCCATTCAACGCTCTGTCGATAGCTGTAAGAGTTGCACTCAATCCGTATGTGCCCCACCAAGCCCACATATTAGAGTCGGCTTCTTTTTGCTCAAGCATATAAGCCTTTGAATAAGGCTCTAAATCAGCCGGACAAGACACGTCTATGTCCTCAACGCTAAATCCATAGCCTTTAGTTGCTAAAAGCCAATATGGGCGGATTTCGTCGCAATACACATCCCATGTAAGCTCTTTTACTTCTTGATTGGTTTCTTCTTGGCTGTCTGTACTTCCCTTGCCAACATCTTGGATAAAAAACTGTTTTTCTCCATTTCTGCCGACAAATCATTGTAGAGTGACTGTAAATCTCCACCCTCTTCATTCTCCGGGTCAAGGTAATCATCAAGTAAGTCGTATACTTTTACGAGCTGTTTCTCTTTTGCTTCTTTATCGTCAAAATCAAAGCCAAATTCGTCAGCATGAAATTTCTGCAAGCCCACAAGCAAAAACTCCGGCAGAAATTCAAGCATGTTGTCAATAACTTCAAGCCCCTCGCCCTGTTGCTCCATTCCTACAAGCCTTGGGATAATTTTATTCTTAACTACCGGTGCATATCCGAATTTAACTGTGTATTCTTTTCCGTTTAATTTAATTTTCATTTTATCTTTCCCTTTCTCCCTAATTTATATAGGGAAAGAGGCAGTTTTAACACTGCCTCAATTACCTTACTATATTGTTTCTTCAAGTTCGCTGTCAGCCGTGCTATCATCGTAGCCAACCGCTACGGCTTTTTCCGATTGGCTCACCCTTTTTTTGTGAGTGTGATTGCTGTTGGATAACCATTTTCATCCTCTGTTACCGCTACAGTGTAATTGTCTTCAATCCACTTAGGTACTGTCTGTACTGATACAGTCGCAGTTCCTGTTAAGTGGTCATCGGAAGCCTCACCCGGGGCGAATGACTCCTGTCCGATAAAAGCACAGATACCCTCTGAACCTTTTCCGTCCGTACCATAGAGAATAATGAAGTCGAGCTTCTTACCCTCGTTAGTTACCATCTCGTCTTTGTACTTTTTCTCAAAAGCTCCCTCAACTTCCATAGAACCGGCTGAACGTCTACCCATTTCCTGTGTCTCTACTAAATCCTCAAGAGTTGAAGTATCTACCATGTTCTGTGAACCGAATGGTGAGGGAATTGATTTTGCTCTGATTAAGAGCTTGTAAGTTCCAGCCCAGTAATCGCCACTTGTGGCAGATCCGGTTGGTGTCTTGTAAGCAATTCTACTTTTTAATCCTGTTGCCATTTTTATTACCTCCTAATTTTTTATAAAAAAATAAGAGCCAAAAGGTTCTTACAATCTATCGTTCCAGTCGAATGACCGCCTAGCACGTAATGTTGCTGTCCATAATTTGCCGTTTTTTCTAGCAATTTTCATCATAAGTAATCATCATTAGTATGTCAATAATAATATGCTATTTATTATAATTTTATGTAACTGTTCAGTACCTTCACAGTTGTGAGCCACAAGCGTTTCGCACTGAGTTAAAAGGATAGCACGATGAGTTTGGGTGCTGTTTTAGAAGTTTTAGGGATTACAGCCACCAAAATCGCATTAATGAAACAACACTAGCAATCAAATTCCACAGCGCATGCACCATTCCAAACCAAAGTCCTGATACCTCACACGCCGGCACAACATTTTTCTTTCAGAATGTCTGATAAATGATATGTTCGCTGTATCGATATCTTTCTTATCTTGATACTCTCTTTTCCAGCTCATGTATGTATGATAACAAATACTCTTTTCTCTGTGAAACCGTGTCTAGACCAAATAACTCTGATAACCTTACTGCCACGCTCAAGTCCGAATTAATAAAAATATTCCATCCTATTTTCAGCCCGCAAAGAATAAACACCACACCTATAACTTTTATTTCCCAATAATAAAAATTTATGCAGAACCATACTCCTGTCAGTTCAAACAAAACTATCCAAAATATCTTCTTTCTGTTCTGAATCTGTATTTTCTCCAGTTCCTTATACTTTCGAAGATTATACTCTAAAGTATACGCCAAATCATAATCAGGCAGATTTATATGTGCAATCCTTCCCTCTTCCGTAATAATAGTGGCCCGATTCACTCTATAATCGTGTAACAGGACAGCCACACTTACACACAACATAATTCCACCAAGCCAAAGCATATTTTGATACTTTTTGCAATCTACTTCCTGTATACATATGCCCTTTTTCAAGCTGCTAAGTGAAAAATCCGGCACCTGTTCATACCATTCCATAGAAACATCTTTTTCTGGCAACACTTTACCAATTAAATCAACCTTTCCCTCTAACTGTTCTTCCAGATTCTTATCGTATACCTTTACTCTCACATAAGTATTATCCATGTATGGAATATTGTATACATAGTAATCTCCGAAAAATGTCACCTCTACCTCACACTGTCCTGAAGAAACGTCTGAATTGTATTCATCAAGCGGTTTGGACAGATAATCCTTTAATTGGAACTTGACATACTCGCCCGGACGCAAAGCTGACTTTTCATAATCCGTGGCATTATCATATTTGAATAATGAAATTCCATTTATCGCAAGTATTATAATACTTATGATTACAAAAATCCCTGCACACATTGTCCGATAAGATATTGATATGTTTCTTTTCATTGAACATTCCCATAGAATCCTTACTATAAATTTCCATAATGTGAATTAATTATATGATTATGTAATTTTCCCTCACATGCCACCTTAGCACTGGCTTTACTTATTAAAAATGGCCAGTACGTTGCTTGCCTAATACTCAAATGAATCCTCAAGCTGATACTGTCTGTCTCCAATACGTTCCATTTCATTTTTCATTTTCAGATTGTCCATTTCGCCGGTTTGACACACGTATGTAGGATCTATATAATATGTTGAATCATCTACTCTCATAGCAACCCATCCATGTGGTATGAGTGTACCATCTGATTTAATTGTACCAAAAACAGGATAAGCTGTTATTCCCACTCTGTTACATAGTTCTGATAATATTATTGAGATTCCACCGCATATACCTCTTTTATCCAAAATACATCCTTTGTTTGAGACATCAGCATATACTTCATTTTCATACAATTTGTCATAATATGGTTCAATACTTGATTCATAGACAGAATAATCATATTCCATGTTGTCTTTTATCCAATTTAAGAAATACTGTACAGCCTCTTTTTCATTCATATTCTTGGGCATTTCTCTTATAATCTCATCATAGCAAGCATCTATTTCTTTTGATTTTTCCTGATAATATTCTGTTGAAAAATCAGCGCTTTTACATATTTTTTCAAGCTCATCTATATTGGTAATTATATTCTCATCATTTAAAACAAGCTTAAAATTCTTCAACTCCTTGCGCTTTTTTGAATCATTAACCAGAACATACAATTTCATAATATTACAGTCATCGTTAATTGTGTTTCGATCAATTAGTTTATTATTTTCTCCAACCGGAAAAATTAATGAAATCGCCCAGTCCTGATATTCCGGATCAAATGATAATGTTCTTACTATCCTCAGATACCGGTATGTACTTATCGGAGCTGTTAGATCAATTTTTCCACCATTTCCCTGTGCAACTAATGCTGTAATATCGTTACACACCCTTTTTTCGGTTTCGTCAAGCTGGTCATAATAAAATGAATTTGTTTTATTTGAAAAACTCACCTTATTCTGACCAACCCCTATTTCAGGCTCTTCTTTACCATTTAAAAAAACACATAAAATACCGACTAATGTTAATATAAACAGAAGGATTATTTTCTTTTTATTCATAAATTATGTCTCCCTTTAGAAATTAAACCTATCATCATACATTTTCAATACTCCTTTCATTTTTGCCAAATTTATATAGATATCTTTTACACGCTTTGTAACCTCATCTGTCTCTTATTATACATATAAAAACCGCAATAACAAGCATCACTATCAGAACAGGAATCTGCAATGCAAGCGCATTGTACGAACCACCATATCTGTAACGTTCCACTATCATCATGTGATTCATAAAATCCGCGAAATCCCATAAAAAGTGCAATGTAATAACGGCACCAATACTTTTAGTCCTAAGAAAAATGACCGCCAATGTAAAACCAAAGACACATGCCATAATCATTGTGCACCATTTATTAAACATGGTCATATCCGCATCAAATATAAAATTCGTGATATGTGCCAAACCAAACAACAATCCCGAATACACACTGGCAAATACTATTATATTGCTATTCTTTCTAAGCACGCACTCAGTAACAACCGATCGAAACATCAATTCTTCCTCTATTCCAACCGTTATATATAAAAGCACATTTACTACAATATATCCTATCAAGCCGCTTCCATACAGTCCTGCATGTCCACCAAATATCCAAAGCGTAGAATTTCCAATCTCAAAAAGAGTAAACATCAGCACCGGCAAGCCATAAATCCCGACACCTTTCAAGTATCCTTTTACACCACCCCTGCCTGTCTTTACCTTAAAAATAAACATAAGAACTACAATTGTCAGTATATCAATGCAATTTCTTATCGTTTCCGCGATAATATGGTGTTCCTGCATGATCGGTATACAATTCATTATCACAGAAAAGACCAATGTCCTATATACAATGAATAATATTACCAGACCAAGTGGTAATATCATCACTTTATTCAATATTGATTTATCAGATTTCATCCTTTTATTGTTCCTCTGTTTCTGCCTTTTTACTAATTATTGTAAAAATATTTTTCGTATATTTTAGGTACATATATATATAATTTATCTTTGCTAATTTTCAATATAATATCATTAGTTAGCCATCTATCATACTTTATTTTTTTCTCTTAAAATGTCCTGAATATATGATATCTATAATAATTACTCCATTCAATTCTCACCTCCTATTGTTACTGTTTTCACGAAGCAACTTCATTTCCTGAAAAGGAGTTGATATCACCATCATCATACCAGATAAAATCATTATGCTAGAATAAATTTCATTCAAATTAAAACATGCCATAATCATAGCCAAAATGACAAAAATGGAACAAATCCCAAGTTGAAAATTTTTTACTTTTCCCTTTTTATCTTTTTTTAGCTTAACCATTAAAAATCCTATATCCAATAACATATAGAGGATTAAATCTACAATAAATAGAAAAATACTTAGGTCTTTTTCAAAGCAAATTGCTAAAATAATATTATATAATCCCAAAATTACCGAACATACTCGGGTTAATTTAACATTCCAAATCACATGTGGTATCTTCCATTTAAAAGTAGACCAAACAATCAAAAAGCAACCAGAAAGCAATATCATTGTTCTATTTAATTCCATAAACTTCCGCTCCTATTGTTATATATTTTTTACCATATTCCAACATTAAAACATATAATATACTACACTACACCATAATACTATT